GATTGACTGCTTTGTTTAGGACATATAACTATATTACTAATGTCTGGAGCTGTAGAATTTAAAATATAAGTAGTCAGTTCGCTCATGTAGAATCTGTCTCCAAAGTCCCAGTTACTAATGTCAAAAAATACATTCATCGCTGTGATAACTCGAACTTTTAAATCATTGTCGTTGATGGATTGTCCGGGATTCTTAACCACTTTAAATGTGGCCTGTAGTTTAGGATCTGCTTTTGAACCAAACAGTACTTTGTATTTCACTGTGTGATAAATGATTTCATCACTGATAGATTTAATGGCCGATAAACTAGCACCAAACGTAGTTCTTAGGCTGTCTGTGCTAGGTGGTTCCGGAGCGGTCGCAGAGCCACCTGCAAGATAAATCCTATATGATTCATCATAGGATCTGGTCAATAAAAATATGTCAATTATGTTACTAGAGCTGGGATCTATTCTGCGATCCACGCTGGCGTTATGGATGTACTGAAATTTAAGATTTCTTCGTCCAATATTGGCTCGATATGATCTATCGAGATCAAATGTATTGGTGCTTCGATTCACTGCTTTTACAGCATCTTCATCAATGGTATAAAAATAAATTAGTTGTCCATCAGGATAGGTTGTTACATCAGTGAAATCGACCGAAGATTCTTTTTCTCTAATGAGAATTAGATCGTTTGAATTATCTACCAACTGATAAATGGTGGTGCCATACTGATCAACGGTTTCTTTGAAGAACAAATAATTCAATGCGGTATCTGCTCCAACTATCTGCTCAAATGCATCCGGATTATCTATGACGCCGTCATCATCACTGTCTTTAAAACTTAATTTTATTTCAGTAGTGCTTTCAAGTGTTTATTCCAAGAACATTGATCTGATCTTTGACCACAGCACCTAATTGGTCGTTATAACGTTTTTCATTAGTATCAAAATAAAATCGGTTCTGTGTAACACTGCCAAACACATAACTTAGGCGTTTGATTCTTACATTATATCTGTCTGCTTCTTTGACAAAGGCCACAAGCCATGAACTATCTGCATTGGTGTTAGTGACATCTCCTGATTTTCCTAAACTGAAATCACTGACTAAATTAATGTTCGTAGCTGTGACGATTTTCCAGGTAGATAAGACTGAGTCATATCTCAATCCAAAGTTTAAATTCTGCGCACACTGATTTACTATTTCTGTTTCTAGTGCAGTATTTAGATCGTTTATAAATCGAGGAACTATGCGGTTAGCTACAGCACCTGTGGGAATCACATCGCTGAATGTAATTGCTCCTAGACCGCTGGTTAACACACCTCGACCTGCATTTGTTCCGTCGCCTACCACAGACACCACCTTGGTCCATTTAAAGGTAGTAGCGCCAGGATGGTCTGGTGGTCCTGCCATCAATGTGCCGTTAGGCATAAAATGGAAACCTGTGGGGGCTGTGAATTTAATCAATGCTCCACTGAGCAGATATTTCAAACTGGAGGTGCTGTATATGCCCACTTTTAACAGAGAATTATCTACCACATTCTTGAAATAACCTGTGGGGGTAGATGTGGTAACGCTCTGCCACACTGTGTTAGTATCTGTGAATAGGATCCTATCAAATTTTGTAAAATAAAAATTATACACATCGGGATCTGTGAATTTTGGTTCTATGCTTTGTCGAATAAAATTAATAACATCAATCCTGCTGTCGAATCTAAATCCCAGTGTTTCTTCACTTTCTTGTTTGTAGATATATCCGTCGTCACAGAACACATTGATGCTGGAATATTTTCCGCTGGCATCTATGATATCGAAGTTTCTACTGATACCACTAGATGTTCTATTGATTGATTTTATCTTGACTATGTTTTGGCTGCTGCTTAATGGTGCGAGATTATAATCCTCAGCCGTGATCATACGATTCTGTGTGTAATAGACCGCAGGAGCATTGGTCCTTACTGAATCTATGCTTTCGGTGGCTGCTGAATTGGCCACTGTGGATTGTAGAGCTAGTCCTACTGTCAGCGTGTGCTCTACACCTGATTTATTGAAATAACTGATACCAATGTTTATACCTCTCAGTTCATTAGGACTGATGGTATATGATAACCCGTTACTGGTTCTATAAAATACCCTAAAGGATCCCTGTGGTAAATTACCATAGACTCCATCGGCGAACACCAGATCGACTGTGTCATTTTCTTTGGTATTGACTGCATATATGTTTCTTATATCTTGTTCTACACTGTTGTAGGCTATGTTGTTGCCTACTAACGTTGATACCTTGGTCCATTCTTCTAACTGTGCGCCTGCGCTGTTTAATGAAAACAACCAAATATCGTCGTTGTTGATGTCGGCAGCATCAATGGCTATTTTTTCATTAGGTGTCGGA